AGGCTTGGCCGTCACCGTAGGTGAAGGACGCGTTGAAGCCGTTGTTCAGGATGCTTGCCGCCTTGACTTGCTTGGTGAAAGCCATAGCCCGTGCGAGGGACTTGGTGTACCGAGCAGCCAGACTGTCGTACAGGTTGTCTTCCATCGCCTCTTCGGTGATGGAAAAGCCCATAGCGATGGTCTCGTGGTTGTAACGAGCGGTCCAGGCTTCCTGCGCATTGTCATACGCGATGGCTGCACCTTCGTTCTTCACCGGGGCGGCGGAGAAACCAGCGAGCTTGGTCTCTTCTTCAAACGAGCGCTCGGAGGTCTCCGTTTCGTAGATCTCCTTATGCTCTTCACCGTAGGTCTTGTACTCCATGCCAAACAGAGCGTTCAGCCCAGGCAGGAGTTCCTTCAGTAGTTGGGCACGTGAAATTGCCATGATTCACTCCTTAGGCGGTTGTGCTGCTGTAATAGCCATGCACCAGCAGGTTCATCTTCACCAGAATTTCTGGGTACTGAGTGAACACGATGGTAGAGGCCGAGGGAATGGCAACGACGCTGCCAGGAACTGCGATGGCTGAGTTCAGCGTGACCGAGGTCGCGCCAGCCGAAGCCGCTGCCGTCACGAAAGACGACGTTTGGATCAGTTGCCCGTTAGAAGCAACATACGCCACGCTGGTGCCAATCGGGATCGCCGCAGGCAAGCCAGAACCCGTGAGGGTGATAGCCGTACCAGACGAAGAACCCGTTGCCGACACGCTGAAGGCCGTATCTTCAACCACGCCAACACAGCGAACCGGCAGGATCGTAGACACAGGCGTAGCGGTCGGGGCCAGCACGGCGTTTGCCGAGTTGCCCGTGTTCACGTTGCCAGTGTTGTTGATCATGCTCAGGTTCGTGCCTACCATCGCCAGAGCGCCAGAGGCAATCGCCGTGGTAGCAGAGCAAACCACAGCCTTGAACACCGTGTCAGGATCGTCAGCAACAACCGCTGCCGCATCGCCAGCCAGCGTAGACGCGGGCCAGTATTGCGAGAAACGCTTCTGCTTCGTCACCGGGTCGGTGTACGAACAACCGAGGAAAATCCCGGTGACTTGGTTGGAACCCGTGCCGGTCGTGACCGAAGCGCGAGTGATGAAACCACGACTGAGCACCACGAATTCACCGTAGAAGATGTCCGTAGCGTAGCCGTACTGAATCGGCAGGGAACGGGTAGAACCCGCAAACACCTGCCCACCGATCAAATTGATCGGCTTTAGCCCGTAGGGGGCGTCTACCGAGGGGTAGGCCATGTGAGACTCCTAAAGTTTAAGCACCGCGTCCGAACGACACCTCAGACTTGCGCTCTCGGAAAAGAGGCATCCGGGGGTCACTCTCGCGCATGTAGTTGTTGTCCACTGACGCCATCTGCCCATCAGCTTGACGCTGATAAAAGGCGTTCCGTTGTTCAGTGAACTCCTTCGGTGTTTTGCAAAGCATGAGCCCGCCGATCTGAATGCTGTCCGGGAAGCGGCCCGCGCCGGTCTCCGCAACATACGTCTCTGGGTGATCACTGGCCTTGACGGGCTCCCAGCCCTCTTGAAGTTTCATGGAAACATTGCGCGGGTCGGCGTTACCAAGGGTACTCACACGAATCCAGCGCATGGCATATCCAGGCTCCTCATTTACATGGGGAAGCACATCAGGAACCATCCACTGCTTGGGCCTTTCAGCCTTCGCTCGGGTGTCAAACTCACGGGGGATTCTGGGTTCAGCCATTTTGTTTCCTCATTTCTTCCGCTACCGCACGGGCGTACTGCTCATTAGTCAGTCCCAGCCGCTTGGCGATATGAACTTGTGATTGCGTCAGCGTGATCTTTCTAGGCGCTACGCTGCGCGTTGCAGGGGCTACAACCGACGATTTTTTCTTTCCTGAAGGGAACGCATCCGGGAAAAGTTGCCGCACCCGAGAATTGATCTTCTCGTAGTACTCGTCGCTTGCTGTGTCCACCCCGCTTTCAACAAGTTTCTTGTGAACCGTCAGGGCAACAGCCGTCATCTCGTCGTCCGAACCAAACCACGGATTGGAATCTCTCCACGCAAGTGCTTTGGCTTCAACTTGAGGCTCTGCCCGTGGAGCCGATTGTACCACAGGTTCTTCAGGCTTTGCAACTGCTGGTTTGAAATTGTTTACCCGCTCCGCCCTAATCTTGGCGGTTGTCAGTTCTTCCTGAGCCGTGATGAACGCCTCAGTATCACCAGCCTCATGCGCTGCTTTGAGCTTCTGCTTGGCGCTTTCAACCTCGTTGGCGACCACCTTCTTGGCCTGTTCAAGCAAAGCCTGCTGCCCCTGACCCAAACTGCCCTGTAGGCGTTTGTTCTCTTCCACGAGGTTCTGAGCGAGGCGCACTGCCTCTTCACGCTCACGCAAAGCAGCTTCTTTGGCCCTGCGCTCTTCGTGGTAGCCCTTGGAGAAGTGCTGGATGCGCTTCTTGACCCCTTCGGAGTACTGCGCCAGTTCGTCGTCCGTGACGTCTGACGGCGCTTCCTTCATGGGCTTGCGCCCACGATCTTCTTCAGGCGTATCGTCTACGACCTCGATCTCGGCTTCGCCTTCAATCTCAATCTCCAGCTTTTCTTCGACGGGCTTTTCTTTTTCCACCTCATCGGGGAACTTAAAAGATTCCATGTTCTACTCCTTATGCCCGCTTCAGGCCACGGGGATCTTGCACGACCGCTTCAACGCTATCGTCGTTGATGATGCGGAACTCTTGGCCGTGGATCTTTAGCCGCGTACCAGAATTGGGACGAACCAGCACAAAGTCACCGACTTTGCATGACGGACCGCTAGGGAACCGAAGCGGGTCTTTGTAGCAGTCTGGCCCCATCTTGGCGACATACAGAACTGGACTCAACACTTCTTCAAAGTGCATGGTCTGCCCTGCTTTGACCAGACCGCTTTCGTACGCTTCTTCCGCTTTAGGCAGAACGCAGAGCAAGTGGTAGGTCACCGGATCAGGCACTTGTCGGGCCTTTTCCTCATCAGTTTGCGGCAACACGGTTGTGTTTTGGCCGTCGCTCAGGAGTAGTTCACTCATCGTCGTTTTCCATCTTTCGCACAAGGTCGGTTATGAAAGCATGAGCGCGTGAAAGACCCTGGATTTCACCCGTCATGAATTTGTACTCGGCAAAATCTTTTGCCGCACCTGAGATAAGCGCCTGCGCGATGGTTTCGCGGCGCTCTTCCAGTTCTTTGATAACTACGTCGAATGCGGTTGCCATTTACTGCCTCGGTGCTTTGGGTTGAGCTGCCTTCATAGCCTGTTGTTGCATCTTGGCCTGTTGCTGCTGCGCTTGATGGTTGAGTTTTTGGCGATGGACTTGTTCCTTCTGTTGAAGCTCCTGCTGCGACCTCATGGCCTTTAGCCGGGGGTCTTCGCCCTGATTCTTCTGGGCCTCAAGTTGTAGACGTTGCGCTTCAAGTTGCAACTTTTGCTGCGCGATTTGGAAGTCCATCTGGTCGTTCTGCGCCTTGCGTTGCATCTCGGCTTGCTTGAGTTGCAGTTCAGCTTGAGCCATTTGCAATGCAGGGTCTTGTGCCTGTTGCTGGGCTTGTTGTTGCTGGGCCTTTTGTATGTTGCTTTGAAGCAACTGCTGCCCTGCTTGAGCAACCAGACGAGACAACTGAACTTCAGTCTGCTCATCCAATTCCTGATCCGGCGCGGTCATTGGGACGCCAAGCTGCTCTTCGATCTGTTGCCGGTAGGCAAACGCCATGTGTTCGGCAACGTGGGCCATGATCGCCCCTTGCATCTGTTGAGCCATCGGGGTCTGCCCCATCATCCCCATGATCGCCGGGTCTTGCAACATTGACATATGCGTTGTAAGGTGCGCCTTGTGGTCCTGATAGATGAACGCCTTGGTGGGTTTACCAGTCAGAAAACTCATGTTCTCTGACACAGGGTCACGCGGTTTCTGATCGTCTTCAACCGGGACCAACTTCTCTGCGTTCTTGATACCCAACACCTCAAGCATCTGCCGGTGAAGTTGAGGAAGGTCGTAAATCTGCGGGGCACCTTGAGCCAGTTGCAGTGCAGCTTGGTACTGCATGATCCGCTGCGCCATCGTGGCGGCGTTGGGATCACTGACCGGAATCACTTCAACAAGGTCGTAGTCAGATTGCTTGACCGACCGATCACCACCCTCCGGCGTGTAGGAATAGTCCGCAGGCAGGAAATCCCGAATGATGCCCTTGAGGAGCTTGAACTCCATGCGGAGAGATGCATGAACGCGGGCTTGCACCGCCGACATGGTTTTCAGTTGTCGCTCCAAAATTGCCAGCGTTGTCCCAACAGGAGCCTGGGCGCTCATATCGCTGACCTTGAGGTCCGCTACCGACGCAAGCCTCCGTCCGTCTTCAGTAATTGACTGGAGCAAAGCAGCAAGAACTTGACTCGGCTCCTTGTACGGAAGCGGCATGATGTTGTCACGCACACTCCCCGAAGGAATATCCACATCCCTGAACTCGCCCGGAGCGATAGGCGTGTCGTCGCCCTTGATCCTCAGGCCGCGAGACTTCAAGCCACCCGGCAAATTTGACAGGGTGCCAGCATCCACCAGTTGTCGGATGATGGAAGTGCCAGCGCGAGCATAACCACCAATAAGGTGGATGTACCCAAGTCCGTAGGCCCCGAACCCGGGGATGTACGTGTACTGGACGAAGTGTTGTCGCTTGAGTTTCTTGTCGTCTCCTTCTTCCCAGTTCCTTCGGATGGCCAGGACGGTGTTGGTTCCTCTTTCAACCGTGACCACATACGGCAAAGGAACTTCATCTTCGTACCCCGGCATGTCCCAGTCTACGTGGATCTCCAATACCTGATACCGATCATCGTCGGTAAGGGTATACCCTTGCTCCTCGGCCTTTTTCTTCTCAATGTCAGTGAAAAACCTGACAGGTTCACCCAGTTCTACGTCTTTGTAGAAACCTGCTACCTGTAGTTTCTTGATCTCGTTTTCAGTTTTGCGCATGACATGAGTCACACGCTCTGCTGTGTACACGTTTGACGCCCCGTAGGGCATCACAAGGTCTTCAGCCGGGACAAACGGAGC